TCCGGACACTGGAGGTTGTGATGAGGCTTTACGCGGCTATCTGCTCGGCCATAGAAGCATGGGCTGAACGCACACGCACTGACACTCTGGAGCAAGAGTTCGAGAACGCTGACTGGACATCCTCAACTCTGGACGACGACTGATGGACGGGCAGCACTGCGACAGGCACGCATCCGCTTGGGCTAAGGCAAGGGTGCTGCTGCCCAGCCTTGGGACGCTGTACCTGTGCGGGCATTGTGCATCGACGCTGCACTTCGGGGATGACTACTTCATTGAGTATGAGACGGTGACGGTCTAAGCGGCCATCAACTGGAGCAGCGTGGACTTTAGCCGGTCAGCCTCGCCGTGACCGATCTTGAAGTCGATAGTGTTGCCGGCCGTGATCACCGAGACGGTTGTGTTCGCCATCCCCTTCTTGGACGTGACCGACGTTATAGCCCTAACCGGGATCATCTCAGTGTCCTTATTGCTGATGCCGGTAGCGAGCATAGACAAGCCCATGGTCATCGCACCGGCCAGCATCTTCCCGCCTGACAAGCCGGCCTTAGTCCACTCAAGACGATCCGGGAATACCTGGACCTTAGCGTTCTTCCCATTGATGTGAGAAGTGAACTCAAGCAGTGCAGCCGACATGGCAGGCCCCCCAATAGTGGTAACGAATAGTCCCGCCATTGTAGGTCAAGCGGTAAGGGTTGAACATGGCAGGCGATGGCAACAGTTCCCGACGCTGGCGCACGGTCATCCGCCCCACGTTCCGAGCACAAGGCGCAAAGGCTGACGCTCCATGCTGGCTATGCGGACAAGCCATTGACTACACCATCACCGACATCCACGACGACGGGTGCTGGGAACCTGACCACCTCTACCCAAGGTCAACGCACCCGCACCTAGCCGAAGACCCTGGCAACCTCAGGCATAGCCATAGAGGATGCAATAGGACTCGCGGCAACAAGCTCTCGATCACCGGGCTAGGGACCCTCACCCGCGATTGGTTAGGGTGACCCGGGGTAGGGGCGTCTACGTTTCAAAATTCCAAACGGCCGGAAGCCTTCGGCCCGGTAAGCTTCCTCTCCCCCTGAACTTTTGAGAGGGGGGTCGCGCACGCGCACGCGTGAGACAAGCCCTTGGGAGGTGCTGTGAGCGTCTACGAAGCGACTCAACTCTCCGTGTCCCATGCCATCACTGCGGGGACGCTAGACGCCAATCTGAGCGCTGGCCCTGTTGCCGCTGTCCTTGCGCTGGCCCGGAAGATTGACGGTTGGGATGCCGTGATCGAGGCGGCGATGGAAGACCGCGAGGATGGCGCGAAGCTCCCAATTCCCTTGCATGACAATACGTCGATCCCGACATATCTGAGGTACTGCGAGGCGCTGCAACTTACGCCTTCCAAGATGCCGGCTAAGGCCGCTGCGGAGGTTGACCCCATTGACGAACTCAAGCGGAAGCGGGCGGGCCGAGCGCAGGCGGGGTAAGACTGAGCCGCGGTTGTGGACTCGTCCTCTGCGTGAGTTGACGCCTAACACTTCCCTCGGCTTTGAGGCGATTGATGCGGCGAGGATCGCTGGCCGTCATCTTCATCCTTGGCAGGAATGGTTTTTGATCCACTCGCTGGAGCTCGCGTTGGGCTCTTTTTCGAGCGATGCGTTTCCGGTGTTGCGGTTCAAGACGGTCCTTTTGTTGGTCAGCCGGCAGAACGGGAAAAGCTTCATCATGTCTACCCGCCTTCTGTGGCGGATGTTGATGTGGGACGGGCCTGAAGCCGAGCCACCACTGATCCTTGGTGCAGCGCACAAGTTGAACGCGGCCGAGGAAATCCTTGACCTATCGACGAAAGCACTTCAGCGCTCGGCTGGCCGGAAGTATATCGCGCACAAGTCGAACGTCAATGGCAACAAGTACCTAGAACTATCCAACGGTTCCAGGTATAAGTGCGAGGCTGCGTCTGATGACGGCGGCCGTGGCCTGTCGGTTACGGATCTCGCGTTTGATGAGCTTCGGCAGCAGCGAGATTGGGAGTCCTGGTCCGCGCTGACGAACACAACGAACGCCCGCTTCTCTTCCCAGGTGCTCGCCGTTTCCAACGCTGGCACCGCCAAGTCTGACGTGTTGCGCGGACTCCGCAAGCAGGGTCTCGCCCGCATGGCCGACTGGGAACAGTATGTCGAGGCTGGCGTCCAGTCCATTGAAGAGTTCGCGAACTCGCACGATACGACGATGGCCCTCTTTGAGTGGTCAGCGCCGGATGAGTGTGGGATCTGGGACCGCGACGGCTGGGCTCAGGCCAACCCTTCCATGGGCTATGAGGATGAGCACGGCATTGCCTACGTAACCGAGGAAATGCTTGCCTCTAAGGCCGCTCTCGTGGGTGTAGGTGGCGCTGAGGGTGTGCCCGAGCACGTCTTCCGTACGGAGAACCTTTGCCAGTGGGTGACCATTGATGCCGAGTCGCCGTTCGGTGCTGGCGTGTGGGACTCCCGGCATGACGCCGATTCAGAGATCATGCCGACCTCGCCGCTAGTCCTGTCCGTGGATGTGTCCGCTAACCGTGAGATGTCTTACTTCGCGGTGGCCGGTTGGCGCGCTGATGGGTCTGCGCACGTGGAAGTCATCACGCAACGCGCCGGAACCGAGTGGGTTGTGCCGACATTGGTTGAGAAGTTCCCGACCATCGGCGCGGAAACTATCGTCGTTCAATCCAAGGGCGCGCCGGCCTCGGCGCTGATCGAGCATCTTCTCGCCGCCGGCCTGCCGGTCATGGAGTGCGGCGGCTCTGACCTCGGCGCGGCCATGGGCGCCTTCTATGACGCCGTCAAGAATGGCAACGTCCACCACCTCTCGCAGCCCGTCCTTGATGTGGCCGCTGCTACCGCAGTAACGAAGCAGTTGGGAGATGTGTTCGTGTTGAACCGCTCAAAGTCCCCCGCCGACGTAGCTCCATTGATCGCGGCCGAGCAAGCCTATTGGGGTCTGACCGTCCTGGCATCGCGTGCTGGTAAGCCGAAGACAAGTTCGTATGAGACGAGAGGGATGGTGGTTGTGTGAGCATCCTTGACATCTTCCGCCGTTCGTCGATCATCTATCAGGCGGTTGAGGTTAGCTCGACGAGCCCGTCCGCGGCCGAGGTTATCGAGGCTCTGCGCAAGGTGACTGGCATGGCGCCGTCGCAGTTGTGGGAGACGCAGCATAACGTCCGTACTGTCGTGGATTTCCTGGCCCGTAACATCGGCCAGCTCGGGCTCCCGACTTACCAGCGCGTTTCGGACACTGACCGTCAGCGGCTCAATGATTCCCCGGTGGCTAAGCTGCTCTCGAACCCGAACCCTGCCATGACCGGCTATGACTTGAAGGTCGCGCTGGTCTCGGATCTTGCCTTGCATGATGAGGCGTGGTGGCTGATTGCGCAGACATCAGCCGGCTGGCAGTTGCGCCCGCTCGCAGTGGATATGGTGAGTATCGTTTCGGGTTCGGAGATTGACGGGGATCTCGTCATCCATTACCTGCCTGATGCGCTCAAGCCACCGATCCGGATCCCGGGCGAGAACCTGATCCACTTCAAGAATTGGACGCCCTACTACGGGGACCGCGGATCGCCTGTCGTTGCCACCCTGAAGGAAGTTCTGGCCGAGCAGATCGCGGCGCAGCAATTCCGTACCGGGATCTGGAAGAACGGCGGCCAAATCGGCTCATACATTGCCCGTCCGAAGGACGCGCCCGCATGGTCTGACGAAGGCAGTACGCGCTTCAAAGAGGACATGAAAGCCTACAAGGCGAAGGGCGCTAGCGTCGGCGGAATGCCGGTCCTTGAGGATGGCATGACCATCAATCAAGTCAGGTTCAATGCCCGCGAGGAGCAGTGGATCGAAGCGGCTAACCTGTCGCTCGAAACCGTTGCCCGCGCATGGCACATCAACCCGGCAATGCTGGGTGCCACTGGCGGCGTTTCCTATGCGAACGTCCGCGAGTTCCGCAAGATGTTGTACGGCGAAACCCTTGGGCCCTGGCTGAAGATGATTCAGGACCGGATCAACTCGAAGCTTGTCCCGCTACTAGATCCCCGCGATGGGGTCTATGTCGAGTTCAACGTGAAGGCTAAACTCGCAGCCTCATTCGATGAGCAGGCCGCGGCTTACTCATCCGCCGTGGGCCGACCATATATGACGCCGAACGAGATCCGGGCGCTGGAGAATATGCCTGCGCTCGGAGGTGACGCTGACTCGCTGGCTACCCCACTGAATGTCCTTGTTGGCGGACAGGCTTCCCCGCGTGACAGCGCACCCAAGGCGCTCACGGTCCGCTCGAAAGCCGCCCCGTTGTCGATCAAGGGTGAGGCTGACGCTGGTTCGGAGCGGACCACAGTGGCCGTCCTATCCAAGTTCTTCAAGCGTCAGCGTGAGGCGGTCCTTGCCCGACTTGGATCCAAGGCCCCGGGCTGGTGGGATCAGGAACGCTGGGACAAGGAACTTTCCGACGACCTATATCGGGTCGCAATATCGGTTACTGGTCAGGTTGCGGCTGATGTGCTGGCCGCAACAGGACTTTCCGCTGATGCCTACGACGCATCGCGGACTGAGAAGTTCCTGCGTGCCGTTGCTGAGTCGCGTGCCGGGAAGATCAAC